GGGCAGAGCCCTGGCTGGTTCTCATACCGAGGACCGAAGCTAACATCGTCAGCTTGGACCTGGAGGTCGAGAGACCAAAAGTTCTTAGTGTGAACTCGTGCACGGGGACGATAACCAATCGTCTCTAAGCACCGGTTCGGCGATCACGCAACCCCGAAGGGTTTGATGCGTAGGTATCCGGAAACCGATATCTATGGGAGGAACTCTCCCAATGGTCGACCCAGGGACCGGGGTACGTCGTCGACGTACAGGCTTGCTGGATCTAATGGCACGTCGGATCTCGTAACAGAGGTTGTCGGGCGCCTATTAGTGAAGGTCCCTACTAGACTATCAAATCAGTAGAGACTCCATCGGCGGGACCGAGACAAAGAAATGTTGTGCGCAAACAAACACTAAAAGTGGAGCCCACGTAAGAGTGGGATGCAGCAAACTGAGGATAACTGGGAAAGGGAGCCTCATTTAGCCAAGGCTATACCTGCGACTGAACCCCGAAAGGGTAATAAGCGTGAATGGAAGTACAGCGATGAGTACAGCCTGGACCTAGTGAAGGTACAGTTTGTGATCAGCACATGTCCCCAATGATGAAAGTATAGGCGGGAAGCCCGATAGCGACTAGTAAGTCGTAGTTGAGAAATCTTCTGCGATCCAACGTCCACTAAGGGTGGAACAAATATATAATCTGATTTGGGCTCGGGATCTCGTATACCGTCAGGTAGATGAGAGTGAAGGTACCAAAGAAGCTCCCTAGGGGAAGCTAAGAATTCATTTCCTGGCTACTGCAGTTTGCAGTTAGGGAAGTGAGGGGTTAGTGGAACCAAAGGGGGTTGTTAATGGAATCCTTCAGCGATCCTATCGCCTCCGCTCAGGAGCGCCTGCGGCCCGAGAGTAAAATCTCGGAAACCGAAGGTGGACTAGGCAAAATTATATAACTATAATAATGCTCTTCAAACTACTCAAGATTGAAAACCTTAGAGTTAGTGCGAAACTAGCCCATTGGCGTCCAGATCTAAAAGTCTGGAGACACTTAATGGAGCCCATGGTTTCATGGGCAAGATTAGTGTCAGGTAGGCCGTCTCGAAGTAAGATCATCCAATTAGCAACCTTCGCAAAATGGGTTGCGAACATGGTACGTAAGCAAGGTGTTCCAGGGCTAGTCCAGTACCTGAAAACCGCGCATACCCTGCTAATGCAAGGTGTGCCCGGGTCAGAACTGAAGGTGCAGTCGAGAGCGATCTCGGCTGTTGCCGTGGCCGTGGGTGGAAATAATCTTCCTAGGGTGATCCCGAGCTATGCTCGAGGTTTCATCCGAAGGGGAGATGTTTCTACCATTCGGTTCTGGCTCACGTTACTGGGCATGTATCGGATACTGTTAATCGAACCGAAGTATAAGTTTGGCACCATCACCGACCCCGGGAAACTACTCTCGCGAGTGTTCCTTAAGGAGTGGTGTGTGTTCATACGAAGTAGGTTTGTGCCGCAGCTTGAAGTACATGTAGGTGAGAAACTCTTGGACATTGGGACCGATGTCTTAGGGAGACCATCAGTGGTGCCCATAATGAAGTCTTCAGCCGACCTTCCTAACGTTGATTGGGAACTAGGCGAAGTCGGTCCATCAACCTCATTCGGATGTAGGTTCAACTCCGCAAGGAGATGGACGGAAGGTCAATGGGGATGGAGTCTTTTCCGTTATCTCTCGGTAACACCGGGAGGAACGGGAACTACTAAATCCCTATGGACCCTGATGACTGAGGTAGCGGAGGCCGCTCCAACCGCGAAAAGGATGACGTTGTCGTCCGCGGTATTGGAGAGAGTTCGAAAAGGAGTAAGAGTTCTCAGAGCGGATGAAGGGACGATCTCTCAAAAGGAGATCCAACTTCGGAAGCGAAGAGAATTCCCAAACGGATCGAATATCAACGGTCGACTATCTGTAAAGATAGAGCCCGCAGGCAAAGCCCGGGTTTTCGCGATGGTGGATTATTGGACGCAAGTTGCCTTGAAACCGCTGCATGAGTGGATCTTTTCCTTATTAAGGGAGATCCCTCAAGATGGGACGTTCAATCAGCTTAAGCCCGTTAAAAGGCTTTTGAAGATTGTTTCGTCTGATCAAAAGATTTACTCTTTTGACCTAAGTGCGGCGACGGATAGGCTTCCCGTCCTTATTCAGGGATTGCTATTATTGCAATTCTTTGGACGCCATTTTGCCGCTACTTGGAAAGCGTTACTATGTAACCGAAATTACTACCTTGGGTCGAAGACCTGTAAGGCAGCGAAATTAGGAAGCAAAGGTATGAACCTTCGGTATGCCGTTGGCCAACCGATGGGAGCTTTCTC